GATCATGGGCGGTTGAATGATGATGCACTCCACAGACTGTGCGCCCTCAAACGCCCACTTGGTAGCTGGCGTGATCATTGCGGCAGCAGCGTAGAACAGCAACTGCTCGTTTTCTTCTGCCTCGACCACCACGCCGTCACCGAACTTCCAATCGAGAATGATCGCCTTGTCGCCAATGCGCCCGATCATGTCAGTGCTACCGAAGATGTCCTCGTCGTACTCGACCCGCTGCTCGACTTCGTAGATCATCTCGCGGGTCGGGTCCACCTCGTCCAACAAAGAGAGAGCGATTGCCACCTTCTCGTCGTACAACTCCTGCGTCAGCGTGATGCCCTCATAGGCGCGAGTGCCAATGCCTGCTGGCTTGTCGTTGAGCACGTCAGCTATCGTGTCGTGAAGCAGCGTACCCTCATCTGCGTACTTGCTGCTTGGTTTGGCGGGCATCGCAGCGCACAGCGCCACGGAGCCAGGGCAGGCGATGACCCTCTTGGCGGTGCTACCGCCGACGATGTTACTGTGCTTCATTTGTCGGCTCGGGAGTTTCGCACCAGACCGTCACGCTAGGCAACGGCATGTAGCTGTCAGATTTGATGGCGTTGAACTGCTCTGGCGTAGTGTAGCGTGAGCCTTTGTAAATGACTATGCTTCTAGCGTACCGCAGGATGATTTCTTCAACTTCTTCTCTACTAAATGTGATCTTCATGTGTACTCCAGTTTATGCCAGCGACTTGCTGGTGTGCACATTGTACGATAGAATTAAATAACGCAACAACTTTTTACCAAAATGTTAGAAAAAAAGATTGAGGCCCATCTGAAGAAGCGCGTCGAGGCTATCGGCGGGCGCTCTTATAAGTTCGTCAGCCCCTCGGCGCGGGGCGTAGCGGATCGTATCGTGATGCTGCCGGATGGGTCCACGCATTTTGTGGAACTCAAAACGGCGGGAGGCCGTCTATCTGCTTTGCAGATCGTATTCGCCAATGAGTGCGAGCGACTAAAACAAAACTACAGGGTGCTGTGGTCAACGGAGGACATTGATGCTTTCATTAAGACCGTATCAGGAACAGTGCGCTGACTTCATCTTTGAGCGGGATCGCTCATTGGTGCTCGCGCCAGTTGGGTCAGGAAAAACTTGTATTGCGCTCACGGCCCTGCGCGACTTGTTCGCTGCCAAGATCATCAAGCGGGCGCTGGTGCTGGCCCCCAAGCGCGTCTGCACCGACGTGTGGCCGCAAGAGGCGCGGCTGTGGGCACCAGGGCTGCATTTGGCCGTCGCAGTGGGCGACCCCAAGGCGCGGCGCTTCGCTTTTGAGTCGGGCGCTCAAGTCGTGGTGACGAACTTCGACAACATCCAGAGCCTACCTGACTTGACCTCGTTCGACTGCTTGGTAATAGATGAACTGACAAAAATGAAGTCGCCAAGCGGATTGCGATTCAAGGCGCTGGAGAAAGCAGCCAAGCACATCACCATGCGTATCGGTCTGACGGGCAGCTTCACCAGCAATGGACTCGAAGATGTTTACGGACAAAGCAAGATCATTGACGTGTCACTCTTGGGGCGCAGCAAAGGTGCCTTCTTGCAGCAGCACTTCATGCTGATCAACAAGGAGTACGGCGAGTGGGCACCGCGCCCTGGGGCGCTCAAGGAGGTCATGGCGAAGATCAAGCCCGCGACCTATCTGCTGGAGGGCAAGTCCAGTGAGCGCGAGTTGCACACGGTTTTGGTGCCGTTCGACTTGGGCGACCGTGCGCCATACGAGCAGATGAAAAAAGATTCGGTCTACGAGGACATTACGGCGCTGACCGCCGCCGCAGCTATACAGAAGCTACAGCAAGGCGCAAGCGGGTTCTTCTACGACACCGCCCGTACCGCCGTGTGGTTCGACACGGCCAAGTTCGACGCCTTCGATGATCTGATGAGCGAGAACCAATGGGCGAACACGCTGGTGTTCTACCAGTTCAAGGAGGAACTCGCAGAGTTGCGTCGGCGCTACCCCAAGGCCCGCACGATTGATGAGCCGGGCGTCATCGCAGATTGGAACGCGGGCAAGGTGCCTATGCTGTTAGGTCATCCGGCCAGCGCCGGGCACGGAATAAATTTACAACATGGATCTCATCACCTCGTCTGGTTCTCGCTGCCCTGGTCTGTCGAGTTGATGGAGCAGGGCATAGGCCGACTGCACCGCAGCGGTCAACAGCACGATGTGTGGTGCTACGTGATGCAGGCGAACCACACTGTCGAGCAGCAGGTGTTGGCTGCGCTCACAGCAAAGCGCAAGGTTTCTGATGAAGCCATAAGAATTTTGAAATCATGCTAACTCATTCTGAACTCATACATCGTTTTGCGTACTCGCCCGACACAGGGTTGTTCACACGCCTTCGGGCGGGCAATCGAAAGCAAAAAATAGGCGTTGTCGTGGGGGCGACATCTAAAAAAGGGTATGTCAACATAAGCATAGATAGCGTACCGTACCCGGCGCATCGGCTGGCTTGGTTTTACACGCACAAGTACTGGCCTGTTGGGGAGATAGACCACATAAACCGCAACCCCCGAGACAACATGATCGCCAATTTACGCGATGTCGATGTATGGCAGAACGCGCAGAACCGGGCACCTAGAAGTGAGAGAGGGGTTCGGAAGGATAGTAAGTCAGGTTTTAGGGGTGTAGTCCAAACTACTAGCGGAAAGTGGAGGGCGTACATCCGAATTTGCTATGTAAATCGCACGCTTGGGCTGTTCGCTACACCCCAAGATGCGGCGGAAGCGGTAAGAAAAGCGGAATTATTTTTGTAAAACTATTTTTTTCTGGTAAAAACATGCGTACAATAACCACCAAGCGGATCGAAAATCTTAGAGCAGCGATTAGGGCTTCTCAGGCAGAGATGACAATACGAATCCGCGTAAAGAACGCCGCCGACAAATCGCTAGCTAAAGTCGAACGGAACATAAACGAGAAAGAAAGTAAACTAAATGAATATCTTAATAAGCTGGAGAAAGCTCAACGCTAAGTTGGGCCTACTCAACGAAGCAGAGGTGCTGGCGCTGTTGAAGCAAGAGCAGCGCGGCGCTAACCGTGTCACCATCCTGGAGCGCCTGCATCAGCGCTACTGTTCGCTTCGCGCCAGCCGTGAGCGTATGGAGATTCTAGGAAAGGCGGCACGGCCATGATCAGCGAACGCAAGTACCAAATCCTGTGCCACTGCAACGTCGTAGCCAGTGGTCCCAAGGCTACATCTGAGGCACTAAAAACCAACGTGTCGAATGTAATGTTCCGTATGGCCGAGGATGACCTACTCAGCGTGGAAGATGGCATGTACCTGACAACACCAAATGGGCGTATCGAGGCAAGACTGTTCCGCGATGCAGCATCTCGCATCACCCCGGCACCAAAGATCAATAAGTTTGATGGTGTCTATACGCCGACAACGGGATACCAGCGTAACAACGGATTAGTGCATATACCAAGCCGGGGGTTCCCATGCTGAACAAATACAAAAAAGCGGAGAGTTATAACGTAGATTCATTCAATGATGGAATGGACATGCTAGGCGTACTTGCTGCGATCCTGATAGCAATCCTGCTGTTAGCTGGTGTCTTCTCGTGGTGGATGTTTCTATGATCCGCATCATCACACTACCTTTTTTCATGGTACTTGGATTGATCGTCGGAATTGCGATGTTTTTCCTGTCTATTGCAATGGCTTTGCAAGCCGGATGGAGAATTAGATGAACGCACTTGACCAAGCATGGCACATTCAGCAACCATTCTTAGCTCGTGGCCGTGTCGTTAGCTTTGATGTACGCAAGCCCTACAGGAAGAATGCTCGTGGCCCTGAGACTGTGACTCGTGGAACACCGATGCCGGGGACTTTGGGAACGATTTGTCTGTTTTTATTGGGAGTTTGATATGAAGTGCAATTGCAGAGCAGAAATTGAAGAAAAGCTGACCGAGAATTTCAAATCAAATCGCCCTGATGAACGCGACCACAAGGTAACACTCAGCGGATATGGGTTTGGCATTGTCAACAACACGATGATCATGCAACCATACTTTGAATACACAGCCTTTTCCTATGTGCCACTCAAGAAAGGCGGCGAGAAACCTAAGAATGTGAAGGGCAACATGATCTTCACGCATTGCCCGTTTTGCGGAGAGAAAGTCAAGTAACACCATGAGCTTACCTGAATTACCTGAACCAGATGCTGTACTAGGCAACAGCCTAATCAACATTGGGGAAAACCACTACACCGAAGCACAGATGCTTGCCTTCCAAGCTGCGACGGTGGAGGCGGCGGCGGCGAAAGAGA